AACAACTAACACTGTAATGTCACGAACAAAGGACGGCATATTGTCCCAAGTAGCTTGATCGTTATGCCGTCCTAATGTTGGTATATAGATTATTTCAATCATTTAAGAATACTCATTCAAATAATCCTTATTATTCATTGTCTTTATGCTATGTCTATTTGGACATAGAGTTATTAAGTTTTCTGAAGCCATATTTTCCCTATCTCCGTCAATGTGATCTACTTGTAATATTTTTTGATAAGCAAGTTCTCTTATTGATTTTGATTTCTCTTTTGACTCCAAAACTAAAGTTTCATAACAGTTACAACCAGAAAATTCGCATTTATCTTTTCTTGCATTTTTATATGCAAGATCACGTTCTTTACCAGACACAGATGAATAACCACAAGATTCTCTAAATATACTAATGAGTCCTTTTAAGAAACCTACAGCATCTTCGACTAGAACATGATTGTCTCGTACATTAAAGTATGCTCCTGTTGCTAACCCACCTTTGCTGCAAAACAATTTTTTTGATGAAGTATTTACAGCAAGTTTAACCATGTTATCAACAATTTTCGGATCATTAATTTGAGCAACTTCATTTGCAAAGGAGCCTCTCCAAACAAACTTGCATCTGTCCATTCTTGATATAAACTGCCTAAGGTTATTATCAACATCTCCTTTGTTTTTTACTACAGGCAAAATAGAGACAACTCCCAAGTTAGTAATATTGATTCCTACTGAACCAATATACATCACTGCAGCTGCAACGTAATCAGAATTTTCATCATTTAACAAATTAATAGTTCCATCATTGTTACCGCCAGTCTTTAATTCATGAGTCATAATTGCACATTTACCTATATGGTAAGGAAGTTCAACTCCATCATATTCAAAAGTTTCTCCTTCATACTCTTTACAAAGTTCGTTCCATTTAGAGTAAACATAAATTGGTTTTGGATATTTTGAACCCTCAATTCCACATCGTATCATGCCAGTAACTTTTGTTTCTGATAACTTTGAAATATGTTCTAGATCAAATTTAGACTTTCGGTATTTACCTATAGCATTTCTTTTAGAAATCTCTAAGAAAAAACATTTAATTTGATAGTCATAAGCTTGAGGATCAAAAACAGTTAACATCTTTTCAAAAAATGGTAATCTCCAATCAGACTTTTCCATATCTTTTGATATAACAACATAGTCATCTGTATCCCACTTCTGAGATTCAGTAGGTGTTCCTGTCAAACCAAACCACATATCATAATTCAATTCGCGGCATTTCCAATACCATACTGCTTCAAAATTGGAACCAGTATAACCTACATCTCTTTCATAGTTTTCTTTATCTGTACACCCCAAGCCACGATGAGCTTCATCACTTATAAGTGCTGTAATTTTTTGTTTCTTTAGATGTTTATGTTGATCTTTTGTTGCTTTTTGAATAGAACACGCAACAATTTCTAACCCCCTACCTTTTATATCTTTAGGGTCTTGATACAAACCATACCAATTAAGACCTATATCTTCAAGCATTTCATACTTTTCGGCTAATTTATACACTGCTAACAACTGATTATATACATCTTGGTTGATAGAATCATCAGGAGAGGTAAAAACAAAAAGTTGATTTTTCTTTTTAGATTTTTTTGCTAAATCAGCAATTCTCCAAATAAGGTCTACAATCCATGCAGTTGTCTTACCCGAACCAGGCGGGCAATACATAACTGCTTGTCTTGGATCAGGATTACTTAAACAGGTTTCAGCATGACACATAGTCTTTTTTATTATATGTTTATATTGATCTTCAAAAACCGTATTTATTTTTGCCATAGGTAAAAAGGTTGGAACCATTTTAGGCATCAAGTTATTCATTATGTAGTCTTTCGTATGTTAATGTATGTTAATGTATGTTAATGTATGTTTTCTCATTGTATATACAGTATAACAGACAAAAGTTAGTTTGTCAAGAGTTAATTTCACTTTTTTTCATTTTTTTTCATTATATGGTTTCAGCACCTTCTCATAGATACTGTCTGCAAGATGGTACATCATGATTGGCGCTACCATCAGGCCTATACGTGCTAGTCTTTCATTGAGTGTGCCTGTATTGATATAGTCTTCTGGGAGCGTCATGAGCCTGGCAGACTCTTTTGTTGTATAGCCTCTATCCTCTTCTGGATGAAGATGGACTGCAAGTGATGTCATAAGTCCCTGCTCTGATAGCGTATGTGATGATTGGAGCCACGGCACGCGGCGTGACTGAAAAAATGAGTGTTTTGCATCTGGAATACTTTTGCCCATCTTCTTTCTATGTGCAATCACCTTATCATACCAAGGCCCTACTACATCATCACCGACAGAAACTACTTTGTCAGGATTCTTTGGTAATCTTTTTAGCCACTTATACTTTGCACTCTTCTTCATACCTTCGCATAGTTCGTATGCTTCTACGCTATTCTCATTGTCTAGTCGTAAATCTCCGATTGCATCCTCTACTGTTGCTTCTTCATTCGTTGCACCATCAGGAAATATATTATTATTATAGAATACCATTGGTGGCATACCAATATCATCCATTACATCATTACGTACTGATACGATAAATACACGTTGACGTTTCTGAGGTACGCCATAGTGTATACCATTCAGTACTTTATATGTTGTGGAGTAGCCTTCTTTCTCAAAGTCAGTAACCATACGATCAAGATGCTGCTTTGCATATTCCATAGTCAATCCCTTGACATTCTCGCATATAACAACCTTAGGCTGCATCTCTCTTGTAATGCGTATCATCTCCCATGTCAGGTCTTCTATATTTTGTTGTTTCATACCATAGGCCATCTTCTCTTTGTTCCAGCCCTTCTTCTTAGTGCCAGACATAGAAAATGGTGGGCATGGTGGAGAACCATCAAGAATATCCAGTTCTCCTACCTTGAGTCCTGTCATCTCCATAATCTGTTTACCAGTAACATTCTTGATATCACCACAGATATGGGGAGTACCTGGCCAGTTTGCAAGATATGTATTGACTGCGACCTGTTGAAACTCATTTACAAATCGTGCATCACCACCAGCTAGTTTATAACCGCATGATGATCCACCGCCCCCTGCAAAGAATGAAATGTAACTGAACCTCTTACGATCAGAAGATTTCTTTAGATCATCTAGCGTGTATCTATTATATCTCATCCAAAAAAATCCTCTAAACTACCTTGTGTTCCATAACTATCGTCAATCAACCAATTCATCTTCTCTGTGATAAACCGAATCGGTTCAACAAATGCCTTAGTGAATTGTACATCATAGTCTATTCTTTCCTTAATGTCAAGTTCCTTTGGAAAAGAAGTTATAAAAGAGAATGAGCTAGACTGATATATGTTTGGTTGTTTTAGATTTACGAACCGCACCTTGTCTCCTTCTTGAATAAAGGGAAATTTACCTGACAGCTTATTCTTCTTAATCAGATGATTGTACAATATCGCACCCTTGACATGCATTGGCGCACCTTTACGAAATAAACTTGAATCTCCGGTAAACTTCTTTACACCATTACAACTACGTGGAAATGCAATCTCTTCTGGTGATAACGTCATAAACTCTTCTCTAAACTCCTGTATAAAGGTATTTAGCATCTTCTCATCACCGTTTATTATGATCTTGAGTGCCTCTTTAATCTTCTCTCTACATGGTGCTGGTGTTGATGATTTAACTGCCTCAATACCCATGATCTTGAGTTTAGGTTCTTTGTACCTCACACCCTCACTATCGTGTACGTTAAGAATATACCTTTTCTTAGCAGTCCAGATACCCTTGTCAGCAATGACCTCACGGGCCATAATCATCTTTTGTTCATATGCCCCAACCGTATCAGCAAGGTTCTCGTAAGATCGATTAATAAATGGTTCAATTTTATCAGTGGCAATTTTATCCAGAAAATTGACGATGGACTCTGTAGATGGATTTCTATCTTTAAAAGATTTAGATACAAGTGTATCAAAGGTGATGTACACACTGTCCGTATCACTCGCAATAACATAATCTTCTTTCTCAGTTCCAATAATCTTGTTGAGATAAATGTTAAGAGCCTTTTCAATCCATCGTATAGATAACTGACCACTTGAAGTAATTGCCGTAGCAACCATAAGATCAAAATACCGAAACCAATTATTCCCAATAGCACCATACGCACTATTAAGGGATATTTTCTTTGCCATCTGGATGTTGTTGTATCGAGCAATATCCTTGAGGAGACTTGGTTTTTTAGTGTCCTCATATTCTTGTTCAGCCTGAAGCATAAGTTTTTTATATTTAACACGATCATTATACATACTCTCCATGATCTCAGGAAGGAATCCTCTTTTATCTTTTTTGAAAAATGCACCGTTTGGAGTCATACAATAATCGGTATCATTCCTAACTTCACCATCTAGAATCTTATCAACTAGACCTTTTGCTTGTTTACAATTAGGAACTAGAGTTTCTGGTGATATATTATATTGCATTATCAGGTGAGGATACAACGAATTTAGATCAAAAGACATCACCCATTTATGCATACCCACTTGAGGGTCTTTTACATAAGCACCTTCAAACTGATCTGATTTAGCAGTATTCTTTTTTTGTGGTATAACTATGTTCTTATCTCTTAGATAATTATATATAAGAACATCCCAATAACGAACAGAGCCTAGAACATCTGTGAAGTTGACCTTACCATCATATGCCATAGTTAGACATAGTTCAATAAGTTTCATCTTATCTTCAAGCTTGTCAACAATCTCAACATCTTGAATGTTGTATTCAATAAACGATTGGAAATCTTTCTGATACCATTCACGAAATGTTTCATATGGATTACCATCTTTACGTTCACCAAGTTCAACAAAAGCAATATGGTCTAGTCGATAGGACTCTTGTGCCTGATAGGTAAACTTACGATATAGATCAAAATAATCTAGTGCAGCAATACCTTGTATATTATATGTTTGGTGATTACGACCCATCTTAAACACTTCTCTAGGTTGAACACTACCCCAAGGAGATAATCGTTTTAGTTCATCTTCACCAAATAAATTTATAATACGATTGCAGATATAGGGAATATCAAAGAACTCTGTATTCCAACCAGTGATAATATCTGGTTGATTATTCTCCCAGAATATTAAAAACTCTTTGAGTAAATGTGTTTCACTCTCACACTCAACATAGGTAACGTCATCACGATCTGTTTCAAATTTACCGATACCAAACACAACAATCTTCTTGTTCTGATGATTCTTGATTGTGATGGACAGCATCTCTTCTTTAGCTTCAGAGGGTGAAGGAAATCCGTTCTCACACTGAACTTCAATATCGATAGTCACCATTAGGATATTGTCTAAGTCCCAATCGATACGACCTTTGTAAGTATCAGCAATATAATTATAGGAAAATTGTGTGTTACCATAAACCAACTCTGGTTGACTCTTATGACTGTCAACCCATTCTTTTGCTTCCTTGATAGAATCAAATTCAGTAGGTAATACGGAAACACCATCAAGTGTTTTGTAACCTGTCTTTTTACCAGGAACAGGAGAATATAGAGTTGGGCGATATTTAATTTTAAAGTTTTGTCGTTCACCATTAATAACAGCTCGAACAAAAAGTTGGTTGCCCCATTGAAGCACATTTGTATAAAAGTTCATTATAAGAGTATATCAGTTTGAGGAAGATTTGTCAAGGATTATTTTAATCAAAAGTATAATCTTTTTCGGGATTTATTATTATATTTGCCTTAATTAAAAAATCTTTGTTCATAAGAAGTGTAGATTTACCTGATCTATCATCTACTGTAAAGGGTAAACCTTTATATACTTTCCCATTAAATTCTAAGTCTAAATTAATCTTTGGTCTTTTTTCTTCACCAGCACCCGTAACAGAATTATAATCTCCCAAATAACTTGTAGTTAGAGTTTTGCCATTTAATTTAAGAGTTAGAGACTTGCCGTTGATATCATAAGAATCTGCGTGAATAACAGAACCATCAGCAGAATTTCCTGTATCCATTGTTCCCACTAATTCTCCCAAAATCTTATGGTTGAATTTTTCATGCACTCCACTAGTATTGACACTTTTTGTCCATAAGCTACGATCTTTATAAAGATTCAAAATTTCTTTGGTGATACTACGACCCTTATCTTTGATCAGTGGTTTTGCAGCAGACTTTGAAAGCACTGCTTCAATACCCATCAGGCCTGGAGTAGAGTTAACTTCGATAAAATAGGGACTTTCTTTATCCCTATTCTTTGCGGGAATAAAATCAACACCAACAACTTGACCTTCAACTGATTCAGCTGCTCGTAAAGACTCTTGTGCTTCACGTTCTGTTAATTCATGCAACTCTGGTTCTGATCCCTGTGAGACATTTGACCTAAAGTCATCACCAACAACAGGTCTTTTGATTGCACCTAAAATTTTACCAGCTGCAATAATAACACGCACATCATAGTCTGTCTTTATATATTCTTGAAGAAGAACATCGACAAACTCATCTTCCCTATGAAGTAATTGAATAACACTATGAAGTGCTTTTAGACTTTCAATCCAGATAACACCAACACCCCTAGACCCAACAGAAGTTTTGAGAATCATTGGAAACTTATTACCAAGTCTTTCTGCAGCTTCTTCAGCACCTTCTGCGTGACGTACTAGAACTGTGTTTGGTGTAAGAATATCATTTTGCTGAAACACAATCTGGTTGTACCATTTATCATTACAAATATCACTACATTTAACAGGATTGATAAGAGTATAACCTTGTTTTTCTAGATTGATACAAGCAACTCGCCAAGACAGATTACCTGTTTTAACTGTAGAACCAAGGCCTCTTGCCATAACTAATGTATCCTTTGGATTTATAAGAAAAGGTTTATCATACTCAACATCATCTTTCATGCCGGGTAGTTCTACCTTACCTTTTTCATCTACAGGAAAAGAATATACTAGTTGATCCTTATCTTTATCTTCCATATACATACCAGAAAACTCAGCAAGATATACTTCAATACCTAACTCTGATGCTTTCTTGCGAACCATTGGCCCAGTTTCATTAGGGTCTAAAGGATCATCATGAGAAAGAATCAATAACTTATAAGGTTCTTCTTTTGCCTCTGTAATGTAAGACTTGAATTGCTCCATTAAACTTCTTTCTTCTTACCGATATTATACTTTGTTTCTAGTTGCCATTCATTTT